CAGGATTACCGTCATGGGAAAACGAGTATGATACAGTGTAAAAAAATAATCGTATACTACATATACCCAAGATATGACTACGAGAAGTTCTTCGACAACACTATCTAGCCCCACTGTAGGAGATGAAAGTTATCAGGATGATAAAGTAGAAAAATATACAGATGCACTGCATAGGTATTACCAACTTAAATCTAGATATGAGCAAGGTATATCTGCAAAAAAATCTACTATTAAGAGGATGCACAAGTCAAATCGAGAGAGACGAGATGCCTTTCGCAGGTTTACACCAATGTGTGTTAGTTGTGGTAGGAATGTAGGAAGCAATTTCATATCTACATCCAATGCTGATGAAACAACACATGTAGCTAAATGTGGAGATACACAAAACTCATGTCAATTAGATATTGAACTAAAAACCGGAACACCTTTTAATATTCGTAAGTTACGCGCATCTGAAATAGAAAAAATGAACAATTATGGTAAAAATATTATTCGTTTAACAAATGACGGTATATTTGGATATATGGATGGAGATAAAGTTATCGAATTACACGAAACATACGAGCAAGAACGTATTGTAAATGAAACTATTAAAAAGAAACGTGATGAAATTATGGAAGATCGAGATGAGGTTAGCGAGATTGAAACGGCTTATAATAATGCATCTCTTGCAGATAATACTAAAAAACAGAAAATAATTCATAATAATATTGATCTATTGAATCAACATATAGCAACAATCAAGTCTAATATGGAAGAATACTCGAGAACAGGTAACAAACAGTTTATACGTGATAGCATCACGTTATATACAAATGAAATGAGAGATAATCTTAATCATTTAAATACTCTTAAATATGCACGCATGGAAGTAGAAGTTACTAGTCTAAAACCTCTTATATTTACTCTTTATCAAGAGGTTGCTACGATTCAAACTTGGTTATTAGATGACATTAAACCACAAATAGTAAAGTTTTCTGTTGGTAAAAGATTGACAGTTCCAGAAATAAACGAGAACGAAGAAGAGTTTGTCCCTCCAGCAATTCCAGATATAAGTTCTACAGAATTAGATACAACTAATACGATTATCCCAATAAATACAGAAGATTTAGATGTGAATGAAAATGCGATATCAGATATACCTGTAACCGAACTAGAAGAGGTTGACCCAACTGCCGAATCCGATGCCGAATCCGATGCTGAATCCGATGCTGAATCCGATGCTGATTCTGATGATGAGCCCACTACCTTACCGCGTATAAATATAGGTGATACTGTTGATACATCTTCCGATGATTCATTTATTCCACCTCCGCCTCCGATAAGTGATATGGAATTAAGTAGTTCTAATGAAGGATTTATCCCACCACCTCCACCTATTGATGAAATAGAAGACAGTAGTTCTGAGGGTTATGTTCCTGCTCCATCACCGTCAAAAGAAGAAATAGAAGATACTAGTGAAAATAATTAATTATCTTGTTATAATATATATTTACGATGCCAAGTATCATAAGACAAGATATGGACGTACAAAAAGTTGCCAACAAAAGAAAAAATGGAAATGATTCTCCAATATCTGTATCTGAATCAGTAAGCACAACAACCAGTCCAAGAGGTACAAAAAGTCCAAGAGGTATGAAAATGTCACTTTTAACACCAGACGAAGCAGATGATAGATTAAACGCATATAGGAGTGGTGACGATTCGGTAAAATTACCATCACCTATTAAGCTATTAGAAGATGAACGAAAAAAAATACATCCCAGTCTTTTAAACACGTGGGACAAACACCCAGAGCAACGTGAACATCTTCATCAAAGAAGTAAGATTATATACAGACTGGAAAAGGATAGAGAAGAATTGGAGATACAAAAAAAAGAAGCCCAAGCAAAAGCGCATATGGAATATATCGCAAACTTAGATCCAATTGATAGACCTGCAAATATAAGGAAGCATGGACAACTTGATGACCCATATACTGCATACTACGGAAGATACATGGCAGATGACATAAAAGGCCATAAAGAAATGGAAGAAGATGGTCTTACATTTGGGGGTAAAAAGCATAAAACCAGAAAAAATAAAAGAGTAAAAAAGCATTATAAGAAGAGCGTTAAAAAATCTAAGAAGACTATTAAGAAATCTAAGAAATCTAAGAAATCTAGAAAATCCAAAAAATCCCGTAAGTAAATGTATAAAGCATAGAAGCGCATTACGCATCTATGTTTTACTGAGTAGTTATATCTTATGCCATATATGTCACACCGCAATTACCAGATACAAAATGTAGGATATTGTATTTTTCCTCAAAGACTGTAAGGTCGTAATTGTAGTCATATATCCGCCATGTTGGTTTATTGATAGCTACAAGTTCTCCAGTGTCAGGATCGCAAATGGCTAGTGTTTGTGCATTAGGGTCTAGAGGAGGAACAATAGTAGTAATTTCAAGTTCAATAGATTCAAATGAAGAGAAGTTTGAAGCACCACTGGGCTGACCAGAATATGGGGTATCGTTCAATGAAAAATTATAACAATATAGCCCGTCTTCTGCATTTCCAGAGTTTCGTCCATATTTTTCAGCGTATTCAAATACTGCAGATGTTTGCGTATTCTCACGATAATTGCCATCATAAAGTATAGCCATACTTTCTAGAATATCACGCGTATTTGAAACTTTAAAATCGCCTGTCAAATACCAACCTGTCTGCATTCCATTTGCGTTTACTCCAGGTGCGATATATAGTTCTTCGATATTTCCATTAGGATGAACACGCATAATCGGGTGTGTAAGTGTGGTATAATTACTAATTGTTGTTGTTGGTGCGGGAGTAATATCGTATGGTATATAATTATATGGCCAGTTAGTACGATTTGCCCATTCATTGCGCATATGAATATCATTACGTTTGAATGCGAACATAAGACCAGATGTTAGTCCATGTGTATCTAGTTCAACCTTTTTTGAACCGGCAACATCTTTTACGATATGCTCACGCACCTGTTTAATTAGGTATTTCTGCTCTTTTGCTGCAAATAATCTTTGTTCATCTTTTGACAAAAATCCGTATGTGCATATAAGATGCACATCTGCGTTCCATCCTGTTCGTTTATCATCATACGAGTTTTGTTCTAATGCTACATCGGGAGGAGTTTGTAAAAAACGATGAAATTGCATGTATTCTAGATTAAAATTAGGGGCAACATATGGATAGTTATGTTCATAATCTAGAACGTCACGAATCTTAAATAATTGTTGGATAGGGCGAAATGTTACATGTATATGCATTTCATTGTACTGAAGACTTACTAAAGGAACTGAGTTTTGAGTTTTCATACAAAACCATGCATTAATAGGGATAAGCAATTGTTTTCCTCGAATAGATGGTTCTGCGCCATTTGGAGATTCAGTGAAAAAAGCATTGGGATATACATTTACACGTGTTCCACTGTTGGCAGGATCATTAATTTCAGGAATATGTCCTGTCATACGATAGAAAAGTTCTCGTTTATCTGCTGGAAAATCACGTTGAACCATTGAAAGTAGATATTCACCACTGTATTCCTGTATGGTAAAGTTTCCGCATGTTATGGAAATATTAGCAATCATCATAGCTCCTAAGTAATCAATCCATTTGTATTCGTAAGGTATCCATACTCCAGTATTCTTAATAGGGTCAATATCGTTTGTCTTGGGTGGCATAATAGGAGACCAGATATGTGGTAAATTAACAGCAATATATGTGTCCATAAGAAGGTCTCCATATCGTGGTATTTTAAATGACATTTTTGTCTCTTCACTCATTCGAAGCGAACGCGCACCTTCAAAATCTACACGGAACTTCTGTAGCGAAAAGTTGGTATATTTACTATAAGCAACCTTGAAAAAGGATTTGCTTGGGTTACCCGTGAGAATAGTATCTTTATCCCCATGTTTTGTAAGTTGCATAAGTGCTCCTGGCATATCTTCTAGTTATTAGTGTACTTGGATATAAATATTTATATACTTGTAGTAATGACTACATATTGTCTATTAATTGCTTACTTATTTCGCAGAAATGACGTATGATTCTTTCGCCTGTGGGTAAAATAAAAAATATTTTGGTACGGTAGACAGACAACACACCTGAAAATGCCGGATACTACACCTGATCCAATTGGTATGCTCAAAAACATGAAAAAGGAGACCATAACAGGATTTTTATATTTTATCATGTGTCTCATTATCATCTACCTAATTTGGTGGTTTTATTCCATGTCTACAAAAGAATCGACTACATGTAAGAAGTTTAATACTTTATACGGTAAGATAAATGGAAAAATTAGTTCTGCATATACTTCTTCAAATAATGACGATTTTGATTATATGTTCCGTGACTACTATATTAAGACCGCTTATAACTGTTGCAGTACTGGTGATTACAAAAACGGAGTTGTATCAACCTGTGCATTAAAGAGTGTTTTAAAGCAGGGAACACGTGCATTAGATTTTGAGATATACTCGATAGACAATGAACCCATTGTTGCTACTTCAACTGTGAAAAATAATTATGTTAAAGAGAGTCTTAATAGTATAACTTTCAATGAAGTTATGAATATGTTAGTTAGTTATGGTTTCGCTTCTGGTTCAGTTCCTAACCCATTAGACCCTATTGTAATTCATATTAGGTTTAAAAGCACAAATATTGCAATGTATAACAATCTTGCAAAAATATTTAAGAGTAATGCTAAGCGTCTGCTTGATTCATCCAAATATGGTAATGAGAACAATCATGAAAACTTTGGAAAAGTTCCTCTTCAGAACTTGATGGGGAAAATTGTTGTAATTGTAAATAATAACAATAGAACATTTGCAGATGTCCCAGCATTGTATAAATATGTTAATATGGCTAGTGGGTCTATACTAATGCGACAACTAACACTAAATGAAGTGGTCAATAATCCTAATACTCAAGAATTAACTGAGTATAATAAACGTCAAATGACAATATGCATCCCTAATGAGTTTGACATATCTCCTTCAAACCCCAGTTCTATTCTTTGTCGAAACTTAGGCATCCAAATGGTTGCCGTGCGCTACCAAGAACCCGATGTTAATTTTGATGAACAAACACAGTTTTTCAACAAAGAGAACCATGCGTTTGTGCTAAAGCCTGCCAAGTTTAGGTATATCCAAAAATGTGTTCCTATTCCTAAGAAACAAGACCCAGCATTATCATTTGCGCCTAAAAAATTGGCAGGACCTTTAGGTAACAAATACACTATGTAAATAAGGGATAATGACAATATATCAATAATCATGTAATATTTCTTTTCGTCGTATAATGTATATTATACGTCAAATAGAACACCAATTATATGAAGTTCCGACATCCTAATTGTGATTCAAAAATGACATTTCAAGAATGCGAGATGGCAATCTTGCGCGCGGCGGTGGACAAGGCGGGGCAGGTACAATCCAAACGTGTAGTGAACTCCATAGAGGTTCAAAAAATGATCTCCATTGTAGAACAGTTTCTTCGCAGAAAGCGGCTGGTATGCTATGGAGGCACAGCCATTAACGCACTACTACCCAAACACGATAAGTTTTATAATAAGGATACAGATCTTGCCGACTACGATTTTTTCAGCAAAAACCCAGTAAAGGATGCGAAAGAACTAGCAGACATATTCTACAAAGCAGGGTTCGAAGAAGTGGAAGCGAAATCAGGGCAACATCATGGCACATATAAGGTGTTTGTTAATTTTATCGGTATGGCTGACATCACCTACTTAAATAAAGACATATTCGACACCCTACAGAAAGAAGCGCATACGGTAGGAGGCATTCTATATTGCCCTCCCAACTACTTGCGTATGTCTATGTACCTCGAACTATCACGACCCGAAGGAGACGTGAGCCGATGGGAGAAGGTTTTGAAGCGTATTTCTCTCTTGAACAAACATCATCCTCTCAAAAAATTGGATTGTGAGCACACATTGTTTCAACGAAAACTATCTTCAGCCACACAGAAATTAGTAGACGACAAAACACTTTATAATATCGTTAAAGACACCCTTGTTGGAGAAGGTGTTGTATTTTTTGGGGGGTTCGCTATATCTACTTACTTAAAATACATGCCGCAACATGTGAAACAAAAATTAGAAAACATACCCGATTTCGATGTATTTTCAGAGGATGCCAAGACAACTGCAACTATTCTTAAGGAGCAATTACACGCAGAAGGAATAAATGGTGTAAAAGTTTGTCGTAAAGAAGGAGTCGGTGAAGTGGTTTCACCACATTACCAAGTCATGGTCAACGATCTGGATACGGTCGCATTCATTTACGAACCAATGGCATGTCACAACTACAATAAGATCCAGATTGATGGGTCCCCAGTTCAGATTGCAACTATCGATACCATGCTTAGTTTATACCTTGCCTTTTTGTACTCCAAGAGAGAATACTATAACTTAGATCGTCTGTTGTGTATGGCTAAATTCCTCTATGAGGTACAAGAAAAAAATCGATTGAATCAAAAAGGAGTACTTAAGCGATTTAGTATAAACTGCTATGGACGACAAGAGACTATTGAGGACATGCGTGCAGAAAAGACAATTATGTTTAACAAATTAAAGTCCGACAGAAC